GTTCTGCTTCCAAGAATTTTCACAACGGTATGCGCCGAGTGATTCGCCGGAGCCGGTCGAACTTCGCACTCAGGATCGAGTCAACCGCCAGGGAAGTGGCGACACTTTCGATCAAGACTGGGCGTACGACGCGGTGGCCAAGTCTGTCGATCTTGCATTCAAGACCTATCGCCAGCTCCTCCAAGAGGGTGTGAGCCGCGAAACCGCTCGCATGGTTCTTCCGCTCTGCACTCAGACGACACTCTACATGACTGGAAACATCCGATCATGGATTCATTACTTCGAGCAGCGGTGTGCGAAGGGTACGCAGAAGGAGCATCGCCAGATCGCGCTGGCCATTCGAGACGGCATTTTTGCCGAGCATTTCAAGGTCATTCACGAAGCGATTACGAGCGAATAAAATGAACAAACCCAAACCCAAACGTCCCGTTGCCAAGATGTTTGTCGTTAGTGACGACACTCACAAGAAGCTGAAGGACTACGCAACCAAGAAGGGCTACAAGCTACAGTTTGTGGCCGACGAAGCGGTCAGTGAATATCTAAAGAGACAGGAGGCAAAATGACCAACCAACCAATCAACGACGGAGGACCGGCGTTTGCAAGAACTGGAGCCGATGGACATACGAGTCCACAAATCGGGATGAGCATTCGCGACTACTTCGCGGCGAAGGCAATCAATGAAGTGGGATGGTACAACAACATAAACCAGAGCGCGATTATGGCTTACGAAATAGCCGACGCGATGCTCAAAGCGAGGGAGGCGAAATGAGCGACACCCCAATATCAGACAGCACTCCGCACAACGTAGCCGATCTCGGCATGCTGTGCAGGAGGCTGGAACGCGAACTCACCGCAGCCAATACAATCATCCGTCAGCAGCAATTGCTTGATGAGGAGAACCTGCGGCTTCAAGACCGCATCAAGCGGCTGGAGGAATGGAAGGAGTCGGCATTGGAGGTTGAACGCGAATGGGACGCCAACGCCATCGCAACACTGCTCGGAGCAAAACTCGGAGAGTCTCAGCGCAAAGTGATTCAGCGCGAAGTGCCTCTACTTTTAAAACGCATCAAGCGGTTGGAGAAGTCCTCGCAGCAATTGAAATCATTAAATAATAAAATATGCGAGATAAATCTCAAAGTGTCTCAAGAGCGGCATGACTCGAATGTCCGCATCAAGCGGCTGGAGGCAGCTGGGGATGAAGCAATCTGCCCCTTTGAATATGCGGCCAGAGTGAGAATTTGGACAGAAGCCAAGGAGGCCAAGCCATGACCGATATTGAACATGAACTGATCTCCACTCAATGGGATCTGAAAGTAGCCAAAGACCGCATCAAGCGGCTTGAGGAGGCGGGGGATAAGATGGAGGCATGGCTGCGCGATGAGCGGTTGGATGCCGTGCAGCACACTGTTTCAAAATGGCGCAAAGCCAAGGAGGCCAAGCCGTGAAACGCTACAAACTCGACCCAATCAGAATCGCTCCCCCTGCCAAAGGTTTCCTGATTCAAACACCAACCGGAAAAACGCTGTTTGATACTCAACCACGCGGCATCGTCAAAGAACTCAATCGTCTCAACGACCGCATCGCCCAACTAGAGCAGGAGAACGACGCCATGCGCGCCGATCTGCTGCTGTGGAACGAGAAGGAGGCCAAGCTGTGAACCATATAGTCGATGCCCATGTGGCCTACTGCAAAACGATAAGCGAACTTGATCGGGACAAATCAGAGCTTCGTGAACGTATTAAGCGGCTGGAGACTGCTGGCAATGAACTCCGCAACTGCGCCTCATACATCGGAACAGTTGCCTCTGGAGAAGGTTCAGTAATTCGTCGTACTCAAGAAGCCATTCAATCGTGGGACAAGGAGGCCAAGCCGTGAGCCAACTCAACAATACAGGTATGCTTGAGATGACGCGCGGAACACCACCGCCAACGTGGGAGCAGACATGCCTCAAGCTGTCGGAAGAGAAGCGTGAGCTTCAAGAGCGCATCACCCAACTAGAGCGAGAGAACGACGCATTGCGAGCGGATCTGCTGCTGTGGGACAAAGCTGGCATCGGATTTACTACGGAGGCCAAGCCGTGAACCTCAACGATTCCCAGCGCAAGCTCATCACCAACAGCATTTCCACTGTTTGGAAGGGAAAGCGCGAATGCCCGATCTGCATCCCCACCACCGTTTGGAGCATTGGAACCCTCGTTGAGGTCCGAGAGTTTAACGAAGGTAATCACTGCCCCGGCGCAGCCATCACCCCCCTGATACAAGTCAAGTGCAACAACTGTGGATATACCGTGTTGTTCAACGCCATTGCATTGGGTGTCGTTGACCGAGACACCGGCAAGGTGAAGGAGGTGAAGTTGTGAGCGATACACCTAGGACGGATGAGCAGACGTTTGACGTAGTTGTGAAACGCGGAGACGCGCACATTGGGAGAGAACATTACAAGGATGGATCTGGAGACTTTGTGGAATCCGATTTCTGTAAGAAACTCGAACGCGAACTCAACGCGGCCAACGACCGCATCAAAGAACTCGAAGCCAAATTGGATGAACTCCATGACCTCGAAAAATGGTTGGAGGGAAGATGATCGTACCCATCGGCCCTGCCGCATTCGTGTTCCGTCACAATCGAACCGGCCAGATTGTCGTCGCACCCAGCGAGCGGTGGCATGAGTACTACGACAAAAAGGAGGACTGGGAACATACTGCGAGCGTGAATGCTTGCGGAGCTTTGCAGTACATCATCGACGCCAAACCGGCTGAGAGGAAACGATACATCAAGTCACTTACGGAGAAACCATGACCATCGAAGAAATGAGAACCATCGACGCCGTCAAGACTTGGAAGGAATTGGAGGAGGCCCGTGCCAGGATCGCGCACCTGGAGGCTGCGCTCCGAAAGATCGCCAACCAAGACTATCGCGGCAACCGCTCGACCGAATCTCAGATCGCTGTTGAGGCGTTGAAACCATGACCTACTCACAAGCAGGCCAATTGCCTCACCATCAGTACTGCTTCGTCGAAGCATCCTTCCTCGGATTATCCGGGGCAGCATTTATCCCTTGCGTCTGGTTCGGCCTAGTATCCATCCCAGGTCGGATGTGGGGCTGCACCATCATGCTTGAGTGCGGCGCGGTTTACCGGGCGGTGCCACCGCACGCCATAACATTCAGCTCCGATCCAGAGCTTGAATGGACACCTCAGCAAGCCCAGCGATGGGACTGCTACGGCACCGACTTCACCACCATCGAGTACACCTTCCTCCGAGGACTCGAATGCCAGGTCAAATGCGCCGATCAAATCATCACCGGCGACTACCTCTTCACCGCCGCTCCCATCGGCGATAGCTGGAGCCGACAACCCAACCAAGCCAAGGAATTCATGTTCATCCGAACCGATGGCGAACGACTCACCATCCAGCCCACCGATAAGGTCATCTTCATCGAGAAGTCATTCACCGAACCTCAATGGCCCACCGGCCTGCGAACCACCGACAAAATCTACACCTGCGAATGAAAACCAAAAAGAAAAGCACAGTCATCACAATCGACTCAGAACTTCATTCCGAGCTGCGCGCTGTTAGCGAAAAGCATGGAATCAAGATCGGATTTCTCGCTGAAAAAGCGGTGAGAGAACTGCTGGCAAAGATGAGCAATACGACGCAAGTAAGCGCATCATTGACGGCAGTCACCCATTAGTAAGCGATTCGTACCGTGTGGTACGGACAACACCCTTCGGCCACCATGAAGCGGCGGTCGGAGGGACAAATTTCCTAAAACTATGAATCTAAGAGAATACCAACAGAAAGCAGTAGAGTGGGCCAAAACTAACGATGGTCTGATCATCGCACCGGCAGGCAGCGGCAAGACCTGGATTGCCGCGAGCATCATCAAACATTACGCAGCGCTGAATCCAACGTGGACGTTCGGATGGACAGCGCCGACCAGAGAAACCTGTCAGCAAGCTAGAGTGTCTCTTCGCGTTGCCGGTGTACCTGAAAGCGTCGTCGATGTCCGCTGTCCGCATGAGTCAGTGGACTTCAGCAAGAAGCAGCTTCTTGTAATCGATGAGTGCAAACACAGCCCTGCTCGCGTTCTGAGAGGAATCATCGAGTCCTGTAACGGACTGCGTTATGGCTTTGACGCAACTCCCTGGTGCGATGACCCAGACCGGAACACGGTGACTCGAACGCTCTTTCACAACCGCACCTACGAAATCAAGCGCAGCGACATCGGCGATTCATTGGCCGACGCTTATCTCGAAATCAGCGATGCTACCGACCTCAACATCCATCGGAAGATCGACGACAACATCGACCGGCTTTTTGTAACAAGACGGCGGTACATGCGGATAAGTGATGACGAATTAAAACGGATGTGCGCCTGGGAATCGCTGGTGGACATCGGCATCTGCCAGAATCGAGACAGGAATGCGTACGCCGTCGATTACGCGCTTGGGCATCTGGACATGCAGACGCTCATCCTCATACCGCGCATCGCGCTGGGCGAGGAATACGAGGCGGCGATTCCACGTTCGCTCCTCGTCCATTCCAAGATCGGCAAGAAGCAGCGCAATGCAGCGATGGAAGAGTTCAAAGCCGGAAACCTGCGAACCATGATTGCGACATCATTGGCCGACGAAGGACTTGATCTGCCGAACGTGGAACTACTCAT